AAGAAAACTGATAGTTAGACTTAGAATGTGGTACGCCGACGTTAGAGGCCATCACGGTAAACGATGGGACTATGAGCCAGGTGAATGGTACATGGGCCGTCATCGGAGAAAGAAATGATAAAGAAACTAGATAAGTATAGCTACGCCCAAGGAACACGGTACTCGGAACTTGGATCACGGAACTATGACATCGCAGGTTATAGATTACCAAGTGTGACGACCATTTTGGGTAAAACTAAAGATGATAGTTTTTTGAAAGATTGGATTAAGAAAAAAGGTAAAGAAGAAGCAGAGCGTATCAAGAATGCTAGTGCAGTAAGAGGCACAAGTATGCACAAGTATTTAGAGAATTACGTATTAAACAAAGGATATGAAGATTTAACAGATTTAGGACAAGAGACAAAACGTATGGCTCAGAAGATCATAGAGGTGGGTTTAACACCCGTTAGTGGTTTTTATGGGTCAGAGGTCACGTTATACTATCCAGGCCTCTATGCGGGCCAGACAGACCTTGTAGGTATACACAATGACAAAGAGACTATCATTGACTTTAAGCAAGCCAACAGACCAAAGAGAGAAGAATGGATTGGTGATTACAAATTACAAGCCGGAGCATACGCAATGGCACACGACCACGTGCACGGTTCCAACATAGAGCAGGCTGTGATAATGGTATGTACCCCTGACCTATACTACCAAGAATTTAAGATTGACGGGGCGAATTTACGTAGAGCAAAACACGATTTTTTAAAACGATTAGATCAATACCACGAACTAATGAACGATGAAAAGGAGATGTATGGCGCATAAAGTTATATACGATGCTTTGATAAAAAAATACGAAGCAGACATTGCTGACGCTAGTGCAAAGATAACTATCTTGATGACTGACACAAGAATCATACCAGAACATATAAATGTTACAGGTGAAATTGATAAACTGTTGGGCAAGATAGAAGAAGCCGAGTCAAGAATGGCAATATTGCAGCGAGTTTATGGCGTAAATGTGGCAGTAAACTAGGGTCGCAGAGGGGTCGCAAAACCTCTCTTGCGAGTCGCAGATTAGGTGCGCAGTGTTCATTATGGGTCAAATAGCTAGAAATCAATCACAAGTTGCAAAATCTGCGACCCATTTTAGGGGGTTGCGACCCACTTGCGACCCACTTGCGACCCTTTTCAAAATAAGCTACTATTCAAGTATAGCAACACTAATAGTCAATTTTACAAACACTTGCGACTTTGCGACCCAAAAATGGAAAAACAAAATTATTTTTGTGATATAAATATTTTATGAGACGTAAAAAGAGATACAAGCATGCAACCATCGATAAGAAGAAATACTACTTCTACAAGATTGTCTGGCTCGATCCGTGCGGCGACGCTGGGCATGCCGACATAGACGAAATGAAAAAGTTATTACCAGCTACAATGATTTCACAAGCATACATTTTTGCAAAAGATAAAAAACACGTATGGACATTTTCTTCGTATGATTCGGATGCGGCTGTATTTTCTGATCGTAATTGTTTTCCTAGATCTATTATTAAAAAAATGGAAAGGATTACTCTGTAATCTTTTTGGTGTCGGGGGTCACATCTATAATTTGTGAATAGTCGTCTAAAATTTGTTTCATCTTTGCTTCTAACTCTTGTTCTGATAGGTCCTCTAACTTTCCTGTTTTTATTATTTTGCGGTCTATATATAATCCTGCTGCTTTGCCTCTGTTTGTTTCCGCATTCACAGCAGCACTCCAAGCACCCTTCTTCAAAGCCGCGTCTTTAATTCGCCCTAGTTCTGCCACATGAGTGTCATAATTGACTTCATACTTTTTGAGCCTTTCTTCTTTTAGTTCGCCAATGTATTTGACTACAAGTGGATTTAGTTTTGGATTGGTTAGTTCTGATCCTTCTTGTCTACAACGCTTTTCACTGTAACCGGCCTGCTTTGCAGCTTCTGATTTTGTAAGTGGTCCATCAGGTCCACCGAATACTAATAGTTCGGCGAATCTTTTTTGCATTTCTGTTAATCTTTTCGGTAATCCCATAATACATGGCCATGAATGAATTTAGCTCAGACTGGCCATGTTGACAATTTAGGGTAACAATCATATAATGTCAAGCATGGTAACGAGTAATAAAGATGCCGCCAAGATATGGGCAGAGATAGAAAAAGCTAGAAACGTGACACCCAAAGAGGAGAGAGGAGCTAACGATTTGGAAAGAAGGATAGAAGACTTAGAGAGAATAGAAGGTATACACCGTAAGATGAATGGAGAGTTAAGAAAAGAAATCTTTGACTTAAAACTTAAGGCAGCGAAAGCTGATGAGTACAAGATTACTATCGAACAGCTGAAGTCTATCGTTAACGATTTGACCATAGATAACAATAGGATGAGAAACAACGAGAAGAACACTACAGAGATCTTGCGAGAGTTTAGAAACAAAGGTGACGTTTAATGTACGTTAAACATCTCCAAGAGTATTTGGATAAGTTCACTCAAGGTCCCGGTGGGACACGAGGCAATGCTGTAAGTAATGCCAAGATATATGTTATGAGCGAGAAAGGTTATTTAGAAGAGATCAGACGTATTGAAGTGCACGAAAGCACAGATCCAAAAGACGTATCTATTAGAGTAGTGTTGAAACCTCAGAGAGAAGAGCTGTTAATCATGCCGCCGGGATATATAAAGGATTATTAATGAGTTCACAGTATGAGGATTGGTATTTTATAAGAGATGGTAAGATTTATTATCATTATGAAAACGACGGTTATCAAGCCATGCGAAGAGGATTAGAAGCAACAAATACTTTGTTAGGCACTGTTGAAGGTGTGAAACATGTGTTGGAAAACTCATCTGAAGTAAGCAAAGAAATAGAGAAGTATGAGCAAGAGTTACTTCAAAAATCTGATGGGACCGGAAGCTAAACTTTACAAAAAATTTAAGAAGGCAACACCCACAATATCGTGGAATCGTATAGAGAATTTAGCAGTTCCAGGTATGCCAGATACGTTGGCATATACAAAATATAATCAGTTCTTCACCGTTGAATTTAAAGTCACGAAGGGTAACAAGGTACGTCTTAGTCCGCATCAAGTTGGGTGGCATATGCGTCATCCGTATAATACTTTCATCTGCATTGAGCACCTCGGTTCGGGGACCGTAAAACTTTATGAAGGATCCGAGGTCCGTGATCTTGTAGCTTGCGGCTTGGAGCTTGACGCTTGGTGCTTGGGCCTTGAAGCTTGCTGCTTGAAGCTTGCATCGCTTGGTGCTTGACGCTTGCTGCTTGTAGCTTGGCGCTTGAGTCCAGACAAATCCACAGAAAAATTTTCGGAAACATAAACGCGTTTTTTAGTGCTGGCCATACGCTACATTCTTAACAGCAGGATCCCAGCATGCACGGCAATCTTTACATTCATTCCCTTGTTTAGGGGCCGGGCATGATGGACCGGATAAAACAACGGTTGAAGTATTGGGCCATGATGCAGGGGCCGGCTGGTCCACCATTGGTGAACTAAACCTAATAACTAAATTATCAGGTTTCAACGAAAGGAAGGCCTTGACCCATGCTTCACGGGTAGGCATCCAGTGCTTAACTGTAGGTGTAAGTTTACACACAGCGAAGATCTTGATCAGGTGGTCCTCGTCCTGCACATCGCCGGAATCGTGCCATCTGAAAAATTTTGATTTCTTAGAATTAATTATTGTTGCCATAGCTCCTGTCCACAATGGGTTTTTAATCGCGTTCAATCTGAAGTATTGCGCCTGCTGCACAACTTTAAAAACATAGCAGCCCTTTAATGCATAACAATCGTAACAGACAGAGCCGGGAACTTTCACCAGCTTAGAACCTGTTTTGCATTCTTTAGCTGGTAACCCGTAGGCCCAGCCGGGCATCTTCGATGGCTTCGATAGTGATCCAGTAATTTTTAACGCATCTCTAACTTTCATAATCTTTTTATACTCTCCAATTGTGTCAAGCTTGTGGCTTGGCGCTTTCTTCGTACAGCTCTAGCCGCACGGGGAACCTACGCCAGGTCACTTGTTGCTTGGTCAAATACGCTGAGGCCCAGCGGCAATTATTTACCGGACGTCCAGGGCCTAAGAGTAATTAACTCTGTACTTGACCCCAGATCCATCATCATAGTTGCCTAGGTTTACCTCCAACCTGATGGATCAGGGCTCAAGGGGTCAGTTATTATCATGGCTCATGACCCAGGAGCCATTATTAATATATACACTTGACAATCATTTGTCAATAGGATAATCTAGGATTATTAACGAAAGGATAAACAATGCCAAAAACAATGACAAAGTATCAACTCGATCACTTCAAGTCGAAGGTAAGAAGAAACTTCAACCCTTTAATTGAAGAGCAAGAGTTATTAGTCAAACAATATAGAGCTGAAGCAACTGAAAAGATTGTAGGCAAGCTCGCAAAGAAAATGGGCGCTGATAAAATCTTAAATGAATTCAGGAAGGCGGAAGCTCAACTGAAGGCGGTACAAGATAAAGCCCGAACCTTCTTCAAGAAGAAGGCGGAAGCAAGTCAAGACAAGAAGAATAATTTTAATTCTTATCGTTTTGAACGAGACGAGAAGTTATCGCTATCCGATTGCGAAGAGCAACTGAAGGACTGGGCGCGAGAACTTGTTGATCGTGAAATAAGAAGAAGACCTGAAGGCTTGAAGCTCAAACAACTTGAAGACTTGAAGACAAGAGCAATAGATCAAGTTATGGAAAGCGGAACACCTGAAGAGTTAATCAAGCAACTAGACAATACAACCAAGAAGATTGGTATTGCGTGGGTTGTGGATACTTCCAAAATAAAACAAATCTCAAGTAATTAAGTATTGACAGTGTATCCTATTTAATATAGGATACACTTAACGAAAGGAATAAAGATGTACAATACACTATTATACTGGGGACTAGGACTAATGGCCGTTGGCTTTGTAGGTTTTATTATCTCAATCATAATGCAAAGACATTATGAAGTTAAACTATGGGAACTAGAACAAAAAAGAAAGCAGGGGCTCTATGATTAAACTAGGAACACGAGGGATAATCTCTTACTTTGCCAAGAAGTATGGCAAGTTTATAACAAGGGATTTTAAATGGGATAATAAATGTGTGTTCAGTGATACGCATATTATTTATTTTGATGTATCTGCAAAAGGATACAGAAGAGCAAACAGACCTATTAAAATGTCCGAGTACACAATACAATGATTGAACTGTTTAATATAATATTTGTAGAGAGCCCTACCGGGCTCTCTCTTATTCTGGCCTTCGGCCTGGGTGCTATCATATATACCCTCTTGACAGATGGAATTAAATAGGATAATATAGGACCATGATTAAAAAATATAAAAGAACAAATCCATTCTCTGGTCAGTCAGAGATGTTAACAAATGAAGAGGCGATCTTATACGACCAAGTGAAGATGGCTGAAGTTAACGAGGATTATAAAACTATGCAATCTGGATTAGATAAGTTTAGCAGACTTAATCCTGGTGCATATATGACATTGCTAGATTAAACGGACATGGCCTAAAGGCCATGGCTCATGGCCCCCGGGCCTACGGCCCGGGGGCCGAGGGGTCCCGAACCAAAACCGATTTGGCTTGACGCTTTTGGGCCCACCCACCCATTTTGCAGAAGGGGTCCCACTGCTTTTTGCTATATGCCTTGATTTAGACAGTCACCCCTGATAAAAACATTATCAACACTTTAAGGTGCGAAAAAAATTTTTTAAAAAATTTTTATGGAATTGAATAATAAAGATATAAATAAATTACCTGCGGATGTACGGAAGACCTTTAAGAAACTGCAACTGCTCCACGCTGAAAAAAAGATACAGAACAAAGCTAAGAATGACTTTCTATCTTTTGTAAAATGCATGTGGCCAGATTTCGTAGAGGGGTCCCATCACAGGCACATCGCAGAAAAATTTAATAAATTAGCTACGGGCGAGATAAACC